GGTCGCCGCTCTTGATCGAGGCCCGCAAGCCCCAGTCGTGCGCCACCTCTTCGATGGTGGGGTAGAAGATGTCCCGAATCATCGGGTAGCTGGGCGCGAAGTACCCGGCATTGATCCTCGGGAACTCCCAGGCATGCTTGCACAGGCCCGCGCTGCCCACCCACGTCTTGCCTGACCCGAACCCGGCCACGAAGGCGCGGAACTTGTGCGGCAAGGACAGAAACTGCGCCTGCGGCTTGTTGAGTGATGGCATCAGGCAGGCTCAGGGACCGATGCGTCCTTGACCTCGATCACCACCTTCACCGGGGCCGGGGCGTCGTCGGCCTGGGTGTCATCGGGCTGTCGGCGCCACATCTTCGGCTGGCGGTTGTACAGCCAGATAGCCGCAGCTTGCGTGTCGGGCGGGTAGTGCTTTGTCACCCGGGTCTTCTTGATCTCGCCCTGGTAGCTGGTGATCACCACCTCTGGGTGTGAGTAGCCCTTGGCGCGCTCGTACAGGCTCACGGCCACATCAGCGTCGGCAGCTTCTCTCCCCCGCAATATGGCATCCGAAAACCCGGCGTGCTCCTTCTTCCACAGGTGGAAGGTGCTCATTGCAACACCGAGCACACGGGCCATTTCAGCGTCGGTCAGGCCCAAAAGCGCCATCTTGCGGCACTGTTCAGCATAGACCGGCAGGTATTTGGAAGGACGGCCCCCTTTTTTGGAGTCCAGCGTCTTCTTGGTCATGGGGGGTTCTCCCTCGCCTCTGGCTTGGGGGGATGCCCAGGCTCTGCCCGGGTGGGGGTTGGTGCCATCCGGCTACAGGGCTTGCTCTGGCCCTGCTGGCGCCTGCGGTATCGCACTGCCGCTCAGTCCCTGCGTGCGTGGCAGGTGTGGAGTTCCCGCGCATTTGCCCGTGCGCGTCCCGCTTCGGCAGCAGGTGGTCCCGGGGGTCTGGAGGTTGGCGGCCTGATGCGCCCCGTCTTCTGGGGTTCTCGTCGCATACAGGCCAAAAGGTTGCCCCTGCGCTCCTCGCGCTCGCTCACTCAGGGCAAGGCATCCAACAGCCCGCAGGCTGCCAGGTGGTCGGAAGTGATCTCATGAGGGTCGAAACTCCCTCGCCGGCCTTGCTTGCTTTCGGGGCAAAAATGACCAAGCCCGCGCATGGCGGGCCTGTATGTAGCTGATGGCGCCCTGGTTCGCATGAAGCAGCGGTTTCCCAAAGCACGAAGGACGTCGGCCACGGCGCTAACCCGGGGCCCAAGGCGCCATCACATCAGCGGGCCGGAGCTGATCCCGGCATCGTTCGCCTCTAGTGCTGAGTCTTCACCGCCCTGCGAAGCGCTTGCGGCGTCACTGTCCACGCGTGCATCAGCCTGCACATTCCGCTGGTGTGATGGTTCTTCTGGAGACACCGACCCCCTGCAGGTCACCGGGCTGGCCGGTTCAGGCGCGCTGGGCGCCGGGTCGGGTTGCTCCCCACGGCGCGCAGCAAGTGGGGGCGATAGGTAGACAAGTCGTGCACGAGAAGTGCACAAGCGGATTTTAAGTCCGCCGCAGATACTTGCGCAACCTGCCATCCGCCACGAACAGCATGCGGTCCATCTCGGACAGCATCCAGGCCGCAAAAGCGCGCTCCACATCGTTCTGCCCGATGGCCTGGCGAGCCTTGCCTGTCCCGCCGCAGGCCCTGCAGATGGACTGGATCTTCCCGTCGTAGCCGCCCAGGGTCTTGCGCCCGGTGCACTTCGGGCAGTTGGGGTCCAGCCAGGCCGACAGGATGCGTCCGGTGAGGTTGAGCACGGTCCGGTCGGTCAAGTCGAAGCTGCGCTTGGTGGCCATCTCCAGCCCGAACTGGGCCAGGGCCTCCTTCGCCGGTGAGAGCGTCTTGAGGTGCATCAGGATCAGCAGCATGCCGGTCTGGTCATTGGCCGCCACCTTGCTCACATCGGCCTTCACCTGGTCGAACTCTGCGGCCAGTCGGTACAGCATGGTTCCCAGGCCGCTGGTCCAGCCTGCCGCCATGAGGATGTCGCTGTCGCCCTGGATGCGCTCACGCACGCGCAGGTCGCTGGAGTTGATGGCGCGGCGGTAGCGCTCACCAATGCTGGGTTTCTCGGTGGTTTCCATGTCACAGCTCCTTGGTGTTGATCCACCGCTTGACGCGCTCATGGCCTTCGAGCATCTTTTCATCGCCGAAGACCTTGATGAGCAGCGCGCGGTATTCAGGGGTGATCTGGCCGGCCATCTGAGCCTGGAACAGCTCACGGCCAGAGGCCACGGCGCGCACCTTTCAGCCATCGCAGTCGGCGTGGAACTTGCCGGTGAGTTGGCCTTGCTTGGCCAGGTCGCATGCCGGGCAGCTCATCGGGCCCCCAGTTGGGCGAACGGGTTGCTGTAGTCGATCCAAGCCCGGCCATTTCGGATGTCAACCACACGCCGCCTGTTGATACCCAGCCGCTTGGCAATGACGCGCGTGGATTCGTGGCTGGTCTTCACCTCGGTCACGATCTCCTGCGTCAGCTTGCCGACCTTCTCGCGCTGGGCCTTGGCGATCTTGGCGCGGCGGGCCAGTGTCTTCCATGCCCCGGCTTTGGCTGCTGCCTTGCCAACGGCCGAGGCGTTGCTGGGCTTGAGGCAGGCCGGATTGCAGCAGAGCTTGTCGCCGCAGGAAGCGAGAACGGGCTGGCGCGGCTTGGCCGGTCTTCCATCGAGCTCAACGGCCAACCGGCGAACCAACAGGCAGCCGCTGCGCACACCAGAGGCTTTGGTGATTGGGTAGCCGGTAGCCGATACGGCCCCTTGCCAGATCCAGCAGTTGCCCACTTCTTCACAGCGGGCTTTGATGTCGTCGAGTGTCATGGTCTCAGTGAAAAAGTCGGATGTCGGGAATGGGGACGTCGGTGGGCCACTTGCCCTGCTGCACGAGCGCGCGCACGGTGTTGCGCCAGGCGTTGCCCCAAAGCTCGGCCCGCTCTTCGCGGGTGAGCCTGCGGCCCTGGTCCAGCTCGGCGTGGCAGGTGATGCACAGCGCCGCCGTGAACACGTCGCTGGCCTTGATGCTCTTGCCCTTGCCGTGGCAACTCTGGTTGCTGTGAGCTGCCTGGGTGAGCCCATGGGCGCCGCAGTGCATGCATGGCAGGCTGGCCACGGCCTTCAGCAGGGCCTTGCTGCGCACGTAGGTGAATTTCGGGAAGGCGGTCATGAGCGGTGCACCTCGCCGGTCTGAGGGTCGCGCCACACGTCAGAGAGTTGGACGCCCTGCTCTGCCGCCCAGGCTTGGACGAACTCGATCAACTCGGCCATCTCGCCCTTGCTCAGCTCGGAGGTGCGCCGGAACACGATGTCAACGCCATGGCCATCTAGGGCCGGCAGCAGTTCCACGTTCTCGCCGCGCGCCCGGCACCAGGCGGCAACCATGAGGCGCTTCCAGGTGTCCACGTCGCGCTGCATGCCCGCCCATTCCTTCTGGCCGGCGATCTCGGTCAGCATGGCGTGCAGCTTGGCGTTCTGGCTGCTGCTGCGCGTCACCGGCTTGGCGGTGATCGTGAGCTGGTGGCCGGCTATGGTCATCGACTTCACGAACGGCCAGAGCTGCTGAGTGAGCGCCTTGTGGGCCTGCACAGGGTTCAGGGCGGTGATGGTGCTGGCGTTCATGCGGCCTCCGCGAACATGTCGGGCGTGCGCTTGTCGCGCTGCACGGGCAGGCGGTTGAACAGCGGCGCACCCTTGGGGCGAGGTGCCTCGATGAAGCCCGCGCGCACCGCGCACTTCGGGCCGAGGTTCATGGCGCCGAGCGTCACCTTGGGGTGCAGCAGGGGGCGGTTGCAGATCGAACAGCGCATCAGGCAACCTCCAGCGGGCTCACGTGCACTGACACGCCAGGCACGGCGCCGTACACCTTGGACACCCCCAGCTCCACCACCTGCACGTCGTCTCGCCAGACCACCCCATTGATGGCGTCGAAGATGGCCTTGATCACGTTGTCGGCGTCAGGCTTCGTCGTTGGGCGAATCTGGCCGGCCAGGGCCTGCTCTTGCTTCTTGCGCGACCAGCTGGCGGGGATCACCAGCGTCATGCGCATGAGCACCTTCACCGGGCCTTCGATCAGGCCTCGGCCTTGCATGGCCTGCTGGGCAGACCACGCCACGGTGCTCTCGTAGCTCACCGTCTTGGCCGGCGTGAACATGCGGGCGTGTGCACCTACCTTGCCGATGCGTGGGCGGCCCTTGCCGACAGGCTGGCCGGGCACGTTGAACTGGATCATTTGCCGCCCTCCTCGCCATCGAATCCAACCAGCGCGCGCCGCATTGCGTCGTTCATCGACTGATTGCGGCTCAGTTCGTGGCGCAGGACGATGCGATAGACGAACCTGGCCGCCTCACCAGCTTTCCCGGTCTCGGGGTCGTTGTCGCGAATGCACATCCATCCTGGGATGCGATACACCTGCCACCCCATTGCAAAAAGCTCCCGGTCACGCCGACCGTCCTTGGCTTTGTCCTGGTGAAACGCCTCGCCGTCACACTCGATGGCGACGCGAGCACGAGGGTTCGCAAAGTCCACGAAGAACCGACCCACCGGGTACTGCGGATAGAAGATGGCGTCGGCGTCGCGAATGTGCGTCCAAAGCCAGTCCTCAATCGGAGTCAGCGTCAGGACACCACTCCAGGCGTATGCATCCACAGCCCACTCATCTTTGCGTTCAGCCAGGATCCTTGGCTCAAGCGATTGGTAGTGGGCTCGGATGGCGTTCCAGTCAGGCTTGTTCATTCGAAGTCCTCCGCGTATTGGCGGCTCGGTGCCGCAGGTCTGTTGGGTGCGTCGGTGGTGCGCGCCAGCTCTTTGAACCGCTGATACCGGCCCTCGAAGGCCAGCTTCATCCAGCCCTTCTGGCCGCCCCGGTTCTTCGCCACCTCGGCGTGGATCACCTTGGCGCCGGTGGGCAGCTCCTCGGCGTCGTCGCTGAGCAGGATCACGATATCGGCGTCTTCCTCGATGGCGCCAGACTCCTTCAAGTCGGCCAGCGTCGCGCGCTTGTTGGTGCGCTTCTCCACCTCCCGGCTGAGCTGGCTCAGCACGATCAGGGGCACGCTGAGCTGCTTGGCCAAGGTCTTCAAGCCCCGGCTCATCTCCTCGATCTGGTGATGGCGGCTGTCCTTGGCCTTCTGCGCGCTGGCGGACATGAGCTGCAGGTAGTCCACCACCACCAGGCCGATCCCCTCGGTGCGCTTGAGCTTGCGGGCCTTGGCCTGAAGCTCTGCCGCCGACAGGCTGGGCTGGTCGTCGATGAACATGGGCAGCCGGTTGACTCGCTCCACGGCGCCGGCCACGCTGGACCACTCCTGGTTGTCCAGCTTCCCGGTCACGAGTTGCCCCAGGTCGATCTCGCCCACCTGGGACACGATGCGCTCCACAAGCTCCTGGCGCTCCATCTCCATCGAGAAGATGCCGGCGCCAACGCCCTCCTCAGCGAAGGCGCGCGCAATCTGCAGGGCCAGTGCGGTCTTGCCCACGCTCGGGCGCGCGGCGATGACGATCAACTTGCCGGGCTTGAGGCCTCCGCCCAACCGGAAGTCCAGGCTGGGAATCTTGGTTTTCACGCCAGGCGAGCGCTCACCGCTGGCCAGGTCTTGGATGCGATCCAGGAAGCCGGCCATGGCGTCGCCGATGGTCACCACCTGCTGACTGCCGCGCGCAACAGCGATCTCGAACAGCTTCTGCTGAGCGTCGTTCACGATCTCGGACACGGAGCGGTCGCCGGGCTCAAAGGCTGCCGTGGCGATCTCATCGCTCGTGGCCACCAGGCGGCGCAGCACCGAGCGCTCACGCACGATCTCGGCGTAGCGGCGAATGCTGGCCGCGCTTGGCAGGTACTGCGCGAGCTGGTTGAGGTAGACCAAGCCGCCCGCCTCTTCGTCCTTGCCCTGGCGCTGCAGGTGCTCGAAAACCGTCACCACATCGGCGGCCTTGTTGGCGTTCACCATGGAGCCGATGGCGCCGAACAAAACCCGGTGCTCGGCCCGGTAGAAGTCGGACTCCAGCAGCAGGTCGGCAACCCGGTCCCAGGCCGAGTTGTCCAGCAGCAGCGCACCCAGCACTGCCGTCTCAGCCTCGATGCTGTGCGGAGGGACTCGAAGGTTTTCGGCTCCCTCGGGGTCTCGGAAGTCATCCATGCGCCGCCTCCTTCTGGCCCAGGCGGGCATCGAGAACGGCCTTGTGCGTCAGGCCCTTGGAGGTCCACGCGGGCTTGCCGTCGTCACCCATGAACCACAGCCCAGCCCAGTTGTCCTTCACCGCCGTGGCGAAGTGCCCCGGCCAGTCCTTGTAGCGCTTGAACTTGCCCTTCTCACCCTCGGTGTACCGCTCCCGGAACAGCACCCAAGCGATCTGCAGCATCTCCGGCACGATGCCGGCATCAGCGCACCAACGGCGGATTGCATGGCCGTCAGGGACTGGCTTTTGCCCGGCAGCTTTGCAGTTGGCCAGGTAGGTTGTCAGGGTGATCGCTTCGGATTTCGGACGGGAGGGAGGCCGCGTCGCTTGCGACCGGCTCTCTCTCTTCTCCTGTTCTTGCTCCTGTTCTTGTTCTTGTTCTTGGCTTCGAAGGGGCTTCGAAGGGGCTTCAGAACCCCTGCGATTCTTCAAGTGGAAAGCCTCGCAGTAGCGATCAAAGAACGCACCCAGGAAAGGGTTCTCTGGCAGAGCGTCGTAATCCTTCTGGATGCCCTTGCAGCGGTTGTCAGAAGCCTTGATTTCATTGGCGATTTGGTACTTCGCCATCTCATGGACCCACACGAATTCGGAGTCTTCGTCGTAGCTACAGAAGCCAACTTCGACGCAGTGCCGAAGCCCCTTAGAAGCCCCTTCCAAGCCCAGGCCAGTCTCATGAGCCATGTAGAGGATGGGTTGGCTGAAGAGGCCGAGCATGTTGGACTGAGGGGATGTCATCAGGTACATGGCCACGATGACCCCTTCAGGCACCCTTCGAAGGGCCTTCATAGTCCCTCCATGCCACATCTTCGGTTCGATCTTTGCGTAGTCACGCACGGCCCAACCCCCTCTCGGCATCCATCCGCGCCACGGTCTCCGGCGTTCGAAGCGCCACCAGCTTCTTCACCACATCGAAGGCTTCACGGGCGGGCGCATTGCGCCCGCACATGTGGTGGAACTCCACGAGGTCGCCCTGGGCCTTGATGGCAGCTTCGAGCTGCTCAGGGGTGTGGCTGGTGGCCAGCACCTGCTCGGCCTGGGGCACGATGGTCTTGTGGCGTGTCGGGAATGGCCACTGGCTGTGTGGCTTGAGCTGGGTGTTCATGCCGTGACCCCCTTCATCTGCGCCAGGGCCTGCATGAGGTCGGGCAGCATGGCCTCCAGCTTGGCGGCAATGCGCTGCTGGCGGGATGTGTCGTTGTCCAGGTACTTGCTGGCCAGGTACTCAACGACTGCCGCGGCGTCCCCGGTGCTGTGCAGCCAGGCCTCCAGATCGTCCAGGTTGAACCGCTGGGTGTCGCCCTCGTGCGGGTTCAGCTTGCGGCTCAAGGTGCTGGGCGCCATGTCCAGATCGGCGGCCTGCACCTTCATGGGCTTGCTCACGCCCGCTTGGGCACGATAGGCGATGAAGGACCGCAGCGTGGGGAAGCGCTCGTGCAGCGCAGGATCGAAATTCAGCGTCAACTGGCTCATGTTTTGGACCCCTGGAAAGTGACGGCAAGCTGAGTTGCCATCTGTTGCCATCTCAAAATCGGGCGAAAAAAGACGATGTGGTCATGCAAACCACACCGTCATCAGTCCTGCTTTTCTTCCTGTCCTGCTTGAGCCCGCAGAACGTCCCACGCCACGTCAGGGCGGAGGTCTTCGCAGCGGACAGCTCCGTTTGTGGCGCGCTCGATCAGGGGGCAGCGTTCAGCGGGGATCGGTCTTTCCCCGCTCTTCCACTGGCCGACAGCAGCAGAGGAAATTTCCAAAAGCTTCGCCAAGGCGCTTGCAGACCCGACGACCTGGATAGCGCGCTCAATAGGGGTGATGCTTGTACTCATGACCACATTAAAGCACGGCTTTAATTTTGTGTAAAGCAACGGTTGTGGCGACGCCCAACATTCGCCCGGAAAATCAAGCGATGCTTACCGACCAGCAGAACAAGCAAGAGGCCCAGAAGACACTGGCCAAGAACTTCAGCAAGGCGCTTGAAGAGGGGAAAACCACGCCGGGGAAGATCGCGGAAGCTCTCCACATCACGGAGCAGGCTGTGAGCAACTGGAAACGAACCGGCAAGATTGCAAAAGAGAACTTGCTGGTGGTATCCAAGCTCACTGGGTGGAGCGTTGAGGCACTCATGGGATTGCCGGAGGCTTCAAACGCTGCGGATGCTCCGGACCTTCGATCCCCAATCTTGGTGCCAGTGGTGGGCCACGTAAAAGGCGGAGACGATGGCTACCTGGAAGAGATGCAGTTCCCAGTTGGGTCAGGCGAGGGGTACGTTGAATACTGGACGCGAAGCCAGGGTGCCTATGCGCTTCGCATCAAGGGCGACTCCATGCACCCACGGTATCGCGCAGGCGAGTTTGTGGTTGTCACCCCGTATGTTGAGGCCCTGCCCGGCCAGGATGTAGTGGTCAAGCTGGTGAACGGGAAGAAGCTGCTGAAGCAACTCAACTGGGTGCGTGAAGGAGAGTTGCAGCTCCTGAGCATCAACAACCACTACGGCCCGCTCACCTTGTCGATCGCAGAGGTTGAGTCAATTCACCGCGTGGCCGGCAGCGTACCCAACGACGCATTCATTGAACCTTAAGAATGGCTGCCCCA